CTTATCTGGATTACAAGAAAGTACATCAAGGTTTGGATTGCTTGGGGATTTAGGTCTTGCAGCATTGACGGGAGCCTATACGCCACAGAGTCAGTTGTTAGCATTTATGCAGCCACAATTAAATGCAGCAAATATTGCAGCGCAACTACAAGCTACTGGTCTTGGATTAGAAGCTGGTCTTGGCGAGAGTGCTATTGAAAGTATGCTTGGATTCTCTGCTCTGAGAAATGCTTTGAGACAGCAGCAGTATCAAGGTCTGTTTGACTTGTTGAAGGCTGAAAGCTCAGGCCAATCTTCTGGAACCACATCTTCTGGTGGTATGAGCTATGAAGATTACGCAAAAGATATACTTGGCAATATTGCTAAAGGCGCAACAACGGGCAATTTGTCTTACGATGACTACATGGCTCAAATGGGTTTTCCCAATTAATTTAGGAAAGAGCAATGGCTATCAACATACAATCTTTATTTAGCGACATTATTGAGACTCCTGCACAACGTCAACAGCGTATGCTTGGTGAGGGCATACTTAGGGGACGCGAGTTAACTGGTGGTCTTACAGGCTTGGCTAGGACTCAGGCTCCTCTGGTATCTGCTTTAGCTATGCAAATGCCCCAAAGACAAGAAGCAATGCGTAGGGGTGTTGGTGGAATGCTGGGCCTAGACGTTAGGAGTGAGTCTGAGAAGGTTCAGGAAGCTCTAAAAGGTGTAGACCCTAATGACCCGCAAAGCCTCCTTCAAGCTGCACAAGCTGTAGGAAATCTAGGACTTGGTACTCAAGCTGCTCAGATGAGAGCTATGGCGGCTGATGTAACTAGGCAGAGACAAGCTGATTTAATGGCCCAGCAAGAGTTTGCTATGGGTCAAGCAAGAGATATTCAGGCTATTTCTGAGTCTCAGGAAAGAGAGCGAACAGCACTTGAAAACAGACTACTTGCCCAACAAAGAAAAAATCAAGAATTAACGTCTTTTGAGCTTGAGCAAGAACTTAACAGGATAAATCTTGAAGAGGCTGAATTTAGATTGCAGGAGCTTAAAGAAGGTGGCTCAGTGGATGAGATATTCGGAGGCCAAAAGATACTTCCTAACGGAACTATTATTTATGCTTCTAAATCTGGAGACCCAATAGTAAAAGACATAAACGGAACTGTTCTTACAGGAGAAGAAGCTAAAAAGTCTTTGGATGAAGGCTATGAAATGGAGACAGAGCAGCAAAGAAACATTTATCAAGCAAGAAGGATGGGAACTGAGTCAGCACAAATTGCAGCAGATTCTTTTGAAAAAATTGGTACTAATAAAGTCATGGTATCCAATCTTAGAGAAGCGGCAAGACTTGTTGAAGAGGGTGCAGCAACCACAGCCTTGGAAGAATTTTTGGAGCCATTAAATCAAGCCACAAACTTCTTAAAACAAGTTACTGGGCAGCTTACTTTAGACCAGCTTAGTCAAGTTACTATGGGGGCTTTGAGTGAGAAAGAACTTGAGCTTCTCCAAGCAACAGCGGCTCCAAGTGGATTTGATAAGCCAGCAATTATCCAATGGTACAAAGATAAGGCGGCGGCTACAGAAAAAGCTCTTGGTATTTTAGAGCAGCAAGCTGTTTATTTCAGTCAGCCTGGCGCAACTCCTGGTGGATGGATTGAAATACAAAGGCAAGAAAGAGAACGACAAGCTCAGGCTGTTCCAGGGCCAGATGTTGACGCAGCAAGAAGGTCGGCATTAGGTCAGGTATTGGGTAGAGACATACCTTCTGAAGCACAACCAGCAGACGCTGATGAGGCGGCCTTAGAAGCGGCAAGAAGAGAAATCCTTAGAGGTAGGTAAGATGGCTGATAATTTACTGCAAGTGGCTAGAGACATACCAGAAAGGTATGTTCGTGAGCTTTCTACTGAGGATTTGAATGCTATAGCAGATGGCAGAGATGATGATGTCTCTATGTCTGGTCTTCAAATACTTATGAAGGGTAAAGAAGATTTAGGCATTGGTGAGCTTCTTGATATTGGCGGGGCTGTTGCTGGTGCTGGCACTGGCGCAGCTATAGGTTCTGCTTTTGGCCCTGTTGGAACAGTTGTTGGTGGAGTTATTGGTGGTGCAGTAGGAACATTTGCTGGAGAAGTTGCTGAAGATGTAATAGCGGACAGAGAAGTTCAGCTAGGATTTCAAGAAGGCGGTGCTGCAAGAGAGGCAACTATTGGTGCTGTATTTGATACGGTTACTTTAGGCGCAGGAAGAGGCATAAGAGCATATCGTGGATACAGGGCAGCAAATCCTAGTTTATCTGAAATGGGTCAAGAGTTTAGACCTGTTTTAGACGTTATGGATGCGGCTCCAGATAGTCCAGCAGCACTAGCTCAAACTCAAGATTTTTTGTTGAGGTCTGGTGGCCCCTCATTGTCTCCTACAGCTACCGAATCTGCCTCAATGGTTACTCAGATTGGTAGAGAGCTTGGGGAAATGGGTATCTTTTCTTCAAAATATTACGATGAAGATATAGCAAAACAAAAAGACATAGTTTTGGATGCTTTTACTTCTTTCTCTAATCAAGGTCTTGCAAAAACTCAACAAGAACTTGGAAAAGAAGTTATCACATTAAAGTCTGCTGCTGACAAAGCAATGCACACTGTTTACGGAAGCCAGCTAGACACTCTTAAAAATTTAAAGTCAGCAAAAAGCTGGGTAAGCGTTGAGCCAATTGTTAAAAATTTAAGAGAGTTTTCCAAAAAATACGAATCTACTCTTTTTAAGCCGTTTGAAGGCCAAGTTGTTGTATCTAGCTTAGATGAAGGCGCAGTATCTCTAATCAATAATCTTGTTTCTGAACTTTCTGGCTCTGTTACTGGGAGATTTGCCAAATCAAGGCTGGAAGACGTTATTAACTTAGAGAAGCGTATAAACCAAGAAATATCAAAGATGGTTCCTGGTTCGGCTTATGGTAATGGAGTTGCTAGAGGGCAGCTTCAAGAGCTTCATAATGAAATAAGAAAAACAACTATAGGCATGATTAGGAAAGTAGACCCCTCAATGGCTAAGATTTACCAGAGGATGCAGAAAGAGTACAAGAATGGCTTGGACTTTCTTGATGAAAGAGGGATTGAAAACCTTATAAAAAATGGTGTCAATAAAGAGGCTTATCAGGCGATAGGTAGAGACTTGCTTGGCAAGAACCCAGAAAAAGCAAAAAAACTTATGACCTTGGCTGAGAGAAGCATCGCCATGAAGGCAAAGACAAGGCCAAAGATGGATGTAAGCTCTGAAATTAATAAGTTCAGAGAGTCTATTAGAGCTTCTTATCTAAAAGAAAGTAACATGGTAGAAACAAAAGCTACTGGTAGAACAGACCCAATCAGAAATATTTTTTCTGAAGACTCTGGGGCGATGACTCTTTTAAGAAACTCTGATTCTTCAAAAGCTGTTTTTGGCGAAAGATGGCCTGAATTTAAGAAGCTGTTAAATCATGTCGTATCAATGTCAAAAACAAGGAACAGGGAAACTTTTTCTTTGGCCCTTAGGTCTGCGGAGGTTGGTGCGGGTGTTGCGTTAGCTGCGTTCGCCTCTCCTGGGACTGGACTTTTAGGAGCCGCAACAATTTTAACAGCTCCAATTCTCTTGTATAAACTAACATCAAGACCTTCCCTGGTTAACAAGTACATTGCTTTAGACAATCAGCTTGAGAAAGCTGCAAGAACAATGTCCCCTGAGCAAATACCAGAGATACTAATCTCTAACGTGTCCAAGTTGTTGTCAGAGCTTCCAGAGGAAGACGTATTAGATATTAGGCAGGCAGTTTCTGACCCTAATTACAACTTCGGTCAATAGTTTTGAGGCAGTGCGGCATCCTGGGTTCCTCCACCCTCGCCTTTGGGTGCCGTACTGACCTCTCCTAACTTTCTATAAACTTATCACACAGCGTTGACACAGGTATATTTGCATCACGCCACTTTCTTTTATATCTGTATTTAGTGGCTATACAGTCTCCAACCATTATGTCTCCCTCTCCATCGTGTGAGGCTATGATTAAGATAGCTTTCTTCTGATTGCCCACAACATCAACCAACCTTTCTAACGCTATCCTCTGACCCGTAGGCAGTTCAGAGTCCCCATATTTACACTCAATAAATATAAACTTCTCATTGCCTATTTCTATAAAGCCATCAATATCTGTAGGAGATATTTTGCCCCATCTCAGACTGCCAAAGTCTTTAATCTTAGCAGCGTTTTCTCTGTTCTTAATTAGAGGGGCGTATTCATCAACCACTAATGTAGTTCCCCGTCTATCAGCTCCTTGTATCTCATGGATATGAACATATTGAATAATTCATCTACTGTATTATTCTCCTCCATGAACTCCGAGTAATCCCTCACCATCATCGCAAGAGTCCCAATCGCCCTCTGTTCCGTCCCCTCCAAAAAGGGTAAGTTGTTGTTCACCCACTTCGCAAGTTCGTCTGGTTCCATGGGGTCTATTTCTACAGTCTGGATTTCCCGTTTCAAGCCAACACACTCCGCATATCATTCTTTCGCCACTTCCCACACCAAGGACAGAAAAACCCTTTAACTACAAGACCGTCTTCCCTGTCGTATATTATCAACATCTTATTTCCACATTCACAGATTTGCTTCAAGTTCACGATTCTTTCTCCTCAATTCTTTGACCATATCTTCTAGGTCAGGTCTGAAGTATTTAATCGGCTTCTTACTATCTACTAGCATCTGGTCACAGAAGTCATCCCCGTACATATCCCTCATAAACTTGGAGTAACCTTCCCTAACGTGAGTCCTATGTCTCATTCCGTACTGGTTACATCCTTTACACTGGGGATGTATGTTCTCCTCCATTATCTTTGTAGCCTGTTTCCCTCTCTCAATCCAATGTCCACCCTGCATATCCTTCCAGTGGAACCACTTATTACAGGAGACGCATTCTATAAAACCATTTTTATTCGCAGCCACCGCAGCCTTCAACCTAACGTGCTTCTGCAATAACTTAGCTACGTCATCTATCAAAGCTCTAAGCGTTTTCTTCTTCATACATCCCTCAAGTGGTCTAAGTACGGCTCGTCTTGGCTTTCTATCAACAACTCTATGTAATGCTTCGCCTTTAGTAAATCCTCAACACCGTTCTTACTCTTCCACCTTGATACATACTTAACTACGTTAGCCTCACAGTAACTTAAATCATTAGCCTGTATGTATTCTATAGGTTGTATCTTCATTCCCTTATAATGACTACCACCTACCTGCTTGTCTGTTGCCTTCATAAATAATCCTGGTTATCAGTAACCTCTCCCAGACGTTTCTTTTCCAAGTGTTC